ATTACTGCACAAGCTGCGCGATATCAAAGATATGACCCTGATACAGCACAAGCATATTTGGATTTAAGACAGAATGTCAAAGACGTATTTAACAAAGGCTTAACGCCTACTGATGATATTATAGATCAACTTTGGTTCTTAAATCCTAAAACGAAATTACTTGTTGAGAAGCTTACAGCACAATACGATAATATTGTTACTCCAGATGACTTTAAAACTGTTGCCAAAATCTTTAGCGAGTATCTAGCTGCTGAAGCCCCTATTCAAGAAGGCTTCACACGCTTTTTAGGTCGTATGGCTGCATCATTTCTAGAGAATGCAAAACCTGCTGATGCTGCACTTTCATGGACAACTATTGCTAAAGGTAAATTACTAGGCTATAAGAAAGGCTCGTATATTCTACCTGATGCTGTATCTGAAATCCTTGGTATTAAAGCTGGACAACCTGTTAGTGAAAAGTTCTTAAAGAAATTTTCTTTCTATAAACCAGAAGCATCCTTAGCCGATATGATATACGGTGTTGGTGCACCTGGAGATAGAACTGTTGGAAAGCGTATTCTTGAACTTAAGATTGCAGGTATTAAGTTATTTCCAGGTTTTGAAATTGGTGTTACAAAGCTGAATAAGGTTCCACCTGATTGGACTACTGTTCCTTGGGTTAACTTCGAAGGTAAGGTGCTTGAACAGCCCTTTACTCAGGCTTTTGAAGAAAGACTTGTATATAAGAACCCTGATGGGACTTGGTCAGTTAATATTGTAATGGTGCCACAAAAGACACGTGTTAGTTGGTGGGATGAGTTCTCTGATAAGGATGGTAAGATTAATGATATTGCTGACTTAACAAGAGCTAGAACCGCTTATGCTGTTAATGGTAACCACTCAAACGATGCTGTTATTGTGAAACGTTTTCATTCATGGGGTCGTAAGAATAAAATTCCTACTGCTACTGTGCATGATGCATTCTTTACTAACATTGCAGACTTAATGGATGGACGAAGAGAGTTGAGAAGCATTTATGCTGATATGCTTAAGAATAATGTTATTCTAATGGTATTGAATGAAATGCTTGCTCGTGGTCTTCCTAGAAAACTTTATGACAATTACTTGAACGAAGCTATTGACAAAGGACTTATCCCTGTCGCTGGTCGCTCAGTTGTTGATGGTAAAGTGCTCACAGAAGATGACATTCTTAAGCCAGAAGATATTCTGCAACAAGTGCCCTTTGGTTTTAAAGATAACTACGGATGGTACGGAGTTGGTTAAGAGAACCCGTTAATTTAACCCAGATATGGGTCTGGAAAAGATAGTATCCAACTGAACCTATATCTATCCGATTTTATAAATGAGAGTCGTACTTTCATTTAAATGAGCCGTGCTCAAAGGAAAATCAAAATGCCTATCGATAAACCTGAATTAGAAGACGACAACGAAGACAATCTTGATGATAACAGCCAGAAAGATGACCTCGACAATAACGAGGACGATCAGGAAACTGAGGAACAAAAGGCTGAGCGAGAAGCTAAAGAAGCTTTAGAACTCGATAACAAGAAAGTCAAAGCCAGTATTGATGCCGCTTATAAGGCGCGAGACGAAGCACTTGCAAAGGTTGCTGAAGTCGAACGTAAAGAGCGTGAAGCTGAAACCGCTAAGCTGAGGGAACAAGGTAAGCTAGAGGAAGCTCACGCCAGAGAAATTGCTGACAAGGATACACTAGTTGCAACGAAAGACGCGACTATTAAAGATCTTGAAAAGGAAATTACTCGTCTTACGCGTGATGCATCAGTGCGGGATACTCTAGGATCATTTGATTTCCGTAATCAGAAGGCTCGTGATGTTGCTACTGGCGATATTACGAAAATGCTGAAGAAAGATGAGAATGGCGAATGGGTTGCTAAAGATGGTCGTTCTATCGAAGTGCTAGTAAAGGCTTACTTAGAGGACAAGGAAAATACTTGGTTACTCAAGCCTAAGAATAGCAGCGGTTCAGGTGTCACAAAAACAACTCCTGATGGTGGTGGCAAGAAGACTGAAGGCAGTCTCTTTGGCTTACCTCAATCAGAAGTAATAGCTAGAGTCGCGAAGGGTGAACTCCGACGCGGTTAACCTGAAAGGAAAGCGTGCATGTCACGTTATAATGATCTTCCGGGTGTTGGCGTTAGCAATCTTGTTCTGCAAGAAACTATTGGCGCTTACTCCCACGAGGCTTACACCAATGCGCGTAAGCTTTCTAGCACTGCAATTGTCAGTGGTAATGATCAAATTGATAAAGATACCGAGACTTTTATCGGTCAGCTTCGTTGGTACAAGCCAATGAATCCTACCATCAACGTTGCGTCGCTTACTGATGCTTCTGATGGTACGAAGACCACTTACTCGTCTGACTATCTTTCGTACATCAAGACCGTCCGTACCCATGGTGCTGAGAAGGTTAACATGGCGAAGGTTGTCACTCAGGAAGATGGTCTTGCTAAGATTGGTCGTGACTTTGGTGAAACCAAGGCACAGGACGAGCATAACGCTGTTATGGCCGTTCTCAAGGGCGTTGCTATCTCGGAAGCACTGAATGGTGCTGCTACTGGTAGTGGTGCAACTGGCCTTGGTGGTCAGACTTTTGACAACGACCCGACTGATAAGAAGTATGGCTTCTATATCGATCTTGGTGCGTCCACTCTTGTTGGTGCAGCTTCTGCTTCCAGCCAAGGTGCAGCGCGTGCTGAATCGTTCCTTAATGCTGTTGGTATGGCATACAAGGATTATGAGCCTGATTTCATGTATCTTATTACTTCGCCCGCTCTCATGGCTCAACTCCGTTCGGCAAACCTTGTCGATCAGGATAAGGTCACTGATGGTAACGTTGAGTTCTCGACGATCTTTGATGGTAAGTTCCGTCTGATTTCTTCGCGTGCTGCTACGAATCTGTCGAGCGCCGATCTTACTAAGATTAATACTGGTGCTGGTGTTGACATTGTTGGTACTAAGACTTCCTATTTGGTGCTCCCTGGAGCGCTTGCTATGGAAGCTCTCGATGTGCCTGATGAGACCGAAATCACTCGCGATGGTAACAAGTATAAGGGTGGTGGTTTGACTTCCATCTGGTATCGTTGGGGTTATGTTCTGCATCCGGCTGGTTACAACTGGAACGGTTCGCAGGAAGCTTTCCCAAGCGACACTGACTATACCCTCGTTACTGAGGATAGCCGTACCACGTTTGAAGCTTTGGCTGGTGTTACTACCATTGCAAACGCTCGTGGCAACTGGCAGCGTAAGGCTTCTTCGGCTCTCTCGCTTGGTATTCTTCCGATCTTCCACTCGTAAGGATATTCACTTATGGCAATTGAACTAGGTGTCAATTCTTACGTTACGTTAGAAGATGCGAATGCTCATTTTGAGAATCGTTTAGATGTTGCTGCTTGGGATGAAGCTGACGAAGACACTCGGTCTAAGGCACTTATCTCTGCTACAATGCTGATTGAGTCTTTTGAATGGACAGGTGTTGCTGTAAGTGAAAGCCAACCGCTAGCTTTTCCTCGTGTTGGTGAATACTTTGATCCACGCGTTGGCTATGTGATTGCTATGGACGGTGTTCCATCTAAGATCATAAAAGCTACTATTGAATTAGCCTATCATCTATTAAACAATGATGGCCTATTAGACGAGACGGGTGGTGTTGTTAATCTCAGCCTTGGTCCAATCCAATTAACTGATATTTCGACACCACCTAAGATGCCTTCTTGGATTCATAGGACGATTAGACCTTTATTACTAAATAGAGGTTCTCGTGCGTGGTATAGGGCGAATTAATTTATGTCATATACCGCACTTATGGATAAACAACTTTTAAAGGCTTTTAAGCTTTGTAAAGATCTTGCTATTGATGCTACTTTTACTAAGAAGAATAAACCGACGTTTAACTTTGGTACTGGCAAGGTTGCCGCTACTACTGATATTCCTAAGATTGTTCAATTGATACAAGTGGATAGAGAGAAGACTAAGAAAGAATCTACTACTTCTAAACGTACCATGATAGCTAGGGCTGCCGATCTTGGTGATCTTAATAGTTATGATGTGTTAGAATTTGATAGTGCAACGTGGAAGATTGGAGACGTCATTAAAGGCGTTGGATTGATCTATATGTTCGAGGTGATAAGAAATGGGTAAATACTCTGACTTACAAACCAAAGTGCATTCTGTTTTCAACTCTGCGGAGTGGTTAGCAGAAAAGATCAAGACAGTGCCTTCTGACTTTTCATCGACTAACGATAAGGCGGAAGAATTCATTAGAGTTTCTATTTTACCTTCTGACGAGGGACTTAATTTAAGTTCTTTGGCAGGTACATGTATAATCGAAATATATACAGCCTTTGGTTTTGGTCCTACTAGAGCCAATGAAATTGCTGATAGGCTAGATCACTATTTACTAGGCACTACAGTTAATAACTGGTGCCAATTTGGTAAATCTACTCTAATGCCTAAAGGTCAAGATAAAGATAACTCTCTTTTGACTTGTCAACACTACACTATACCTTTTAACCTCTACGGAGTTTAACAAGAAAAATGGCTCATATTACTTCTATTGGTGCAGGTATGTTCTCGGACTTGTCCGTGCATGCTCCTAGCACTGAGCTGACTGCTTCGGGTTTGGCTGCTCTTGATACTGCTGCTGAATTCCAAGCTTTGTTTGCTACTGAAATTGCTAATAACGGCGGCACTAAAGCTGCTGGTGCATTTATTCGTCTTGCGGATATTCGCGAGTTTCCTGCTATTGGTACTCCTGCCAACGTTGTGAACGTTCCTGCTTATGGTCAAGCAACCTCGTCCCAGATTCAGGGTCAGGCTGATGCGCCGTCGATGGAACTCACCATCAACTATATCCCAGGCAATTGGGCAGATGGTACTTCGCTTCTGGCTGACATGATTGGTGACGGTATTCAGCGTGTGATGAGATTCACTCTGTTGAATTCGAATCCGACTGGTACTGGTGCAACGAAGTTTGCTTCGACTGCGGGTGGTCTTGGTACTGTCCCGAATTCGCAGTTCTACTTCATTGGTAAACTGGAAGCTATTGCGGTTAATCCTCAGCTTACTGATGCCAATACTGCTACTCTGACCTTGACTGTGCAGGGTGCATTCTGGGGCGCTTATACCGTCTAATCTTTCTACCTCCTGTTTTCGACGCTTACTGAGGTTCTTGATTGTGACCTTTCAGGGCATCTACAGAAAATAGGAACCACTCCAGGAGTACTTTGGTGCCGACAAGTCAAGGTACTCCTGGTTTTAATTCGTAAACATCTAGGAATAAATATGTCTGATACATTAGAATCAGCACCTGCTCGCATTAAGCCGTTTAGTAAGGATTTCGTCATTCTTGCTACGCTTAAGCACGTAAAGAGAAGTGTTGATATTTCTATCTCTAAGACTATCGATCGCGTTAGTGATTTCGATGGTAATCCTGAAAAGTCAAGTGAGGTTCTTCTTACTCTGACTGAATTATATGCAATGCGAAAAGGTGTCGAAAACCTTGAGCAAAATATCTCGAAAGGTTCGTAAATGGAAGTCCCCTCTACTGGCATTAAAGCCCTTGTAGGTCGTAAGCGCAGCAAGAACATTAAGTTTCTTGATGCTGATATCACTATTACTAAACTGACTGTTGCTGAAGTTAAGCAGATTCAGGAAGCTGCAAAGCCTCTTGAGAAGGACGAAGAGAATGATGACGCTGGTCTGAACATTCTTCGTACTGTTATTAAGTCAGCAGTTGTTGGTGGTGATCAATTAGTTGATGCCGACTTTGAAGCTTGGCCCATTGACGATCTTCGGGAACTCTCGAAAGCTATTATGGAATTCTCTGGTATCTCGCAGAGTGCTGAGGGAAACTCCGATTAACAGATGACGATTTGGCTGTCTTTGAAATTGCTTTTCAATTAAAGAAGACAATTCGTGAACTGGAAGAAATGCCTTACGATGAACTATTAGGATGGTTTGCTTATTTCGAGCAGCGACCTATTGGTTGGCGTGAGGATGATCGCACTCACAAGCTTCTTCAGGCGCAAGGCGTTAAAGAGAAAGCTTGGAAACTATTTCCGTCTCTTGATAAGATCTATAATTCAGTTAGACAAACCGATGATAAGGGTCTAAAGACTTCTATGTTCTTCCAAAAGATGATTACAGCTAAAGGAGGCGATCAGTTAAATTTCGATGATTAAACTCAAAGGAAATCTCCTTAAAGAGGCCAAGGATGCAATAGCACTTGCTGCTGCATCTAAACGATTAGAGTGTGTCAAGGCTCTAAGAGATAGCACACCTGTTGACACTGGTGAGGCTCGTGATGGATGGAGACTCGATGAGGAAGGAAATATAGTCAACGATGTTGATCATATTGACCGTCTCAACGATGGAAGTTCACAACAAGCACCATCATTCTTTATAGAAAAAACATTGTTAGCACGCAAGGGTATACGCCCTAGTGGTACAATCGTTCGGTCTCGATAAACCAACCCCGCTAGACTTAAACCCTCTGGCGGGGTTTTAATTGATAGGAGAATAATATGGCTGGCGTTATTATTGACGTCGAAGAGAGTGGTTCTGAAAAAGCAAGTAGAAATCTAAAGAGTCTTAATAAACAACTCGCAGATATCTTTACTAATGCTAACAAAGCAGATGCTTCTCTCAAGTCGAATAAATCAGGTACTGCCTTCAAAGGTGTTACCAAGGAAGCTAATGCAGCTACAAAATCTGTAAATGATTTTAGAATTCAATCGGCTGTTGCTCTTAGAAGCACTGCAACAGGTATCGGTGGAATTTCATTACAGCTAAAGCAATTTCGTAATGCTGCTGTTGCGCTTGGTGTTACTTTTGCTGCATTAAGACTTGGTACTGAATTCGCTAAAGCTGGCGATCAGATCAACAATATGCAAAATAGACTGAAGCTTGTCAATAAAGATATGGCTGAAGTTATTCGTTTACAAAAGACATTAGGCGCAGTAGCAAATTCTACTCGTTCTGATTTTGATAATACGGTTAACACTTTTGTTACACTCGCTCGATCAACAAAAGAACTCGGTATTTCACAAACTAGACTTATCAAGGTTAGTGAAACACTTAACAAAGCAAATGCGTTATCTGGTAGCTCTTTTGAGTCTGTCGCTTCAGCTATGGTTCAACTTAATCAGGGTCTTGCTTCTGGTCAGCTGCGTGGTCAAGAGCTTCGTTCTGTTCTTGAACAATCAGGCTATCTTGGACAAGAACTTGCCAAATCACTTGGACTAACAACTGGTCAGATGTACGCCTTCGCTGAAGCTGGTAAGCTCAGTTCTAAAGTTGTTATCGGCGCTCTAGAGAAAATGGCTAAGACAGTTGATGCAGATTTTGCAGCTACAACTGGTTCAGTTTCAACTTCTTTCAGAATTCTTAAACAGCAAATTGCTCTTGGCATTGGTGATCTTAGTAACTATGTTGGCATCAATAAAAAGATTTCTGCTAACTTTCTGGTAACTGGTAACACCTTTGCAAGAGGCATGGATACCATTATCGAAAGAACAAATGTTGCTAAGTTATCTTTCAAGAATTATGTTAGAGAAATGTCTTCTATTAAGACTGATTTCTTTCAAAAGTTCAATACGTCACCTGTTGCTATTGGTATCCAACAGCGTTCTTCGTCAATGGTTAAAGCTTTACAAAGCTTCTTTGACAAAGAGAAAAATATTGATATTCCTGAAAGCAAATTACAAAAATTATTTGGTCGTTTTAAGCAACCTAAAGGCGAAGACCCGAGTTTCTTTAATCCTGAGGAAATTCGTAAAAATGTAAGACTTACTATTGATTTAATTGCTCAAACCTTTAGTTACTTTCAATCGTCCATGATAAAGCTTAAAGGACTAGTTCCTGTTATTGCTGGACCAGTTGCTAATGTATTTTCTGAAGGTACTAGACAGCTTGTCATCTTTGGAAGAACGCTTGAGACTGACGTTTACAAAAAGCTTCTACCTCTCAGTCGTAAACTTGAAGAAGTCAGCGAGCTAGTAAATGTATTTGGCAAGGATAATGAAATTGCTCGCGGTTATGTAGAGCTTTTTCAGTCAAAATCATTGAAAGAATTTGTAGATAACTTTGAGAAGCTTAATCAAGCGAGAAATTCGTTTGCTATTAACTTAAGTGATCTTAAAGGGACTTTTAGCGCACCTGTTGATCAAGCTAAACAATTTACGTATGCAATTGAAGATACTGCAATTTCGCTTGGTCTTGTAGAAAATCGTCTTATTCGGATCCGTGATACGCGTTTTGATCAAATCAAAGGTGCTTTTCTTGGTTTTGGTGCTATCATTAAGCGTGTTTATAGCGATATCTTTGCACCTGACGTTAACTTAGTCTTATCGAAATTCAGAATTAATGCTCAAGTCATTGGCGATGCTCTTATCGATGGTTTTGCAAATACCTTTAACTTTGCTAGTGGTGTGAAGCTTTCTAAAGCTTTAGCTGCTGGTCTTGTTGCTGGTTTGAAAACGGTAGCATCTGCCATAGGTACACTATTCGGAAAGATTTTTGAGAAAGATTATTTCTCTAAGTCAATTGCTGAGCAACTCTATAATGGTATTGTTGTTGGTATTGGTGGAACGATTTCTTTCCTTGCTGGTATCTTTGTTGGCTTCACTGATGGACTTGCTAAAAGTCTTAGTGGTCTAAGCTTTGGAGAAATGTTTGATGCACTCAAAGAGGGTACGCAAGAGGCTCTTAGTTTTATTCAGAGACTTTTTAAAGACATCTTTGATAGTGCGGCTGGCCCATTAAGAAAAGTTGAACGGCGTGTTAGTGAATTCGGAGATTTCATTAAAGAAACTTTCTTTGATATTTGGGATGCAGTTGTAGGACATTCTTATTGGCCTGATACAATTGATGGTATCGTCGACTACACGAGAAAGCTTGGTGGTGCTGAAGGTGGTATCTCCAGCTTTAAAGATTTCATCATTACTGGCTTTTCTAATCTTGGCGTTCAAGTTGCAGCGATCTTTAAGACTATCTCGCTTAATACTGAAGAATTCACTAATACAATCACTAAGATTGATTGGGGTGATGCTGTTAGTAAATTAGCTACCTCGTTTGGTGGTATCTTTGCTGCTGCTTTTGTCTTAATGAGTGGTAGTAGTTTGCTCAGTGGTAAAGTGAAACTCTTTGCTATTGGTTATTTCTTCTCACTATTTAACGATATCACTAATGGTGCTGTACTCCATCTTGGACCTCTTTTAGGTGAAATGGCTGGTAGACTTGCTGGCGAATTTATCAATAACTTTGCTGAAAGCATGTTTGATTTTGCTGTTGTTATTGGTAAAGGTTTTGCATCTTTTATTAGTGCTTTACTTGACGAAGCATTTCCTCCTTTTGGTGCTTTTGCTTCAAAGCTGTTTAATCTTGTAGGTAACGTTGTTCCACTGTTCAGCAATGAAGTCATTCATGGCGTCTTAGGTATTGCCGCTGCATATGCAATTCTAAGCAAGACTGCTAGAGTTTCTATTGGTAATCTTCTATTCGGCACTCTCAAAAAGGGTAAAGATGGAGAAGCTACCCGACAAGCTGATGGTATCCTTGGAACGCTTATAAATGCCTACTCTGGTCTTATAGGTTCGATTCCAGGTACTGTTGCTAAGTCAAATGCTTATAAACTTGCTGGTAAACTATTTAGCTCGCCTACGTTTGCTCTTGCTGCTTCAGGTATCATGGCACTAGGCTTTACTGATGCTTTTGGAATGGTCTCTGCAACATTTGCTGCTTTACCATTCTTTGCTATTGCATTATTCGGTAGAGACGGTGGCGCTAGATTGTTGGCAGAATTAGGTGTTCAGTGGGCTTCACTTCTTGGTAATATTGTTCTTAAAGGTTTCGAATTTATTAAGAAGATCTTCCCTAAGGATTCATTCTTAGCACAACTTGCTATAAATGCTTTAGGTGGTTTCACTTCTGTCTTTGGAGGTTTTCGTAAGTCACTCTCTGGAACGCAAAGTGGTATTGTTGATGGTCTTCGTAGCTTTGGTAGCAATATTGGTGTTGTTTTAAATAACATCATTAAGAACCGTGATGCGTATGCTAAGAAGCAACTAAGTCTTGGTGAACTTTTTGGTACAGGCGATAATGGCAAGGGTGGTAGAAAAGCAAATACTAACTTTACTGCAGCCTTTACTCAATTAGCTGGTGGTATTAAAGGTAAGAAAGTCTTTGGTAGTAATGTTGGTGCTCTCTTAAAAGATGGTCGTAAGGCTGTTGTTGAAGGCGCTTCGGAAATTAAAACTGCTTTCCTTAATTACTTTGCTGCTTTTGATAGATCAATTTCGGCTGGTGCTTCTAGACTTCCTAATATGTTTGGGAAATTGAAAGATGCATTACAAAGTGCTCTATTATTTGCTCTATCACCTTTACGTACTACATTTGGTAAATTTGCTGTATTCGGTGCATTGGCTATTGGTTTAGCTAGTATTGCTAGTGCATCTACTGGTGCAGCTGATGCTGTTGGTTTGTTTGGAAGCAACATTGCTGGTCTTGTTATTGGTGTAGGTGGTACGATCGTTGCTGTCAATCTTTTGGCAAAAAGTTTTAGAGGCTTGCGCACATTTAGTAGTGCAAAGAATAGCTTTATCGATGATAAGATCAGAGATAAGTTAGCCAAAGTCAGAGACGGTTTAGTAGCTCAACGCGATATTAAAGTTAATACGTTTAAGAAAGAAAATCCTTTCAGTAATGCAAGAGGCTTTAAGAAAGAGCTTGATGCAGATATGGAAAAGGAACTTTCAAAGCGCAAAAGACGTCTTGAAAAAGGTGTAAGTGGCGCTAATGCTGCTGGTCTTACTGCTGCTACTGCTGGCCTTTCTGAGAAATTTAATGCTGTAGCTAGACGAATTAATACAACATTCCTTTCTAAAGACTTTTGGATGCAACGCATTCAAGGTATTAGAAGCATGGGTGCAGAACTTCGTAAGCTTCAGATTAAAGGTTTATTAGGTAGTATTGGAACGAGTGTTGCTGTTGGTGCTAGTGGTCTTGCTGCAGGTGGTGTAAAAGGTGGTATTGGTGTTGGCTCTAAGAAACTGATTGGTGGTATTGGGTCACTTGCTGGTGGTGTTGCTGGTGGTGCTCTTGCTGCAGCAGGTGGGCTTGGTACTGCATTGCTTCCAATTATTGGTACGATTGGTCTTATAGCTGGTGGTTTTGTATTACTTGCTGCTACTATAACAGGTTTGTTTGGACCTTTTGAATCTTTTGGTGATAACCTTAAATTCTTTGGCGACAAACTTATTGGTTTCCTTGGTTTTGAAGCACAGAGCAATGTTGGTAAAGGTGCAGCACTTAGTAAAGAATTTGGAAATCTTGATATCGATGGGAAGAAAGTTGGTCTTGGTACTGATATTCGTAACATTGATTATAACAAGTTAGCACCTTCTCAACTCGCTGCTATTAAAGCTAACCTTGGTGAATTTAAAACTACTACTGAACAGTTCAATGATCTGGCTGCGAAGCAAGGTAAACTAACTGAAGGTCAGCAAAGAGACGCTGAGGCTGCAATTGCAAATATTCGTGAACTATTGGCACGTTATCCATTTAGAGCGGATGCTGAACAAAAAGAGAATCCATTCTTAACTAAGACTAAGACTAATAACGAAAAGCTATTCACACCTGATAATGGTATAGGTAGCAGAATTGATCGTTTCTTAGGTCTTGATACGGCTAATGAAGCAATCGCTAGTTTCGATGAGAAGTATGGTTTAGATCAACCTATTCAAAGACTTTTTGATAAAATTGGTAAAGATGCTACTGATGCTGGAGAAATCCTTAATAGGAATATTGGTAAACCAACTGCGGGCTTCTTCAAATCGTTTGGAATTGGAGTTGTTGAGACCTTTAGAAGTATAGGTCAAGCAATCAATGATGATCCTAACTTCAAAGCGTTACGTGAAAGAAGTCGAGATAAACGCTTTGACGGTACTGGTGGCGAACAAGCTAAACGTGTGAATAATGCGAAGCAAGTTGCTAGACTATCGCCTTTTGCTACTGAAGACGAACTTAAGGATATCAACACACTGGAAGATGCATATTTAGCAGCAATGTTACGTATGCAGAATTCTCATTATAGCTATGCTGTTGATGGTACTTATGCGAACTATCTGAAGCGTCAGAAAGAAGAAAAGGCAGAGCTCGATAGAATCAAAGCTGCTCTTGATAAGGGTACAGAAGCCTTTATTAGACTAAATGAGCAGCGTGAGAAGATTGCTAAATTCAAGAAAGACTTAGCAGCCTTCTCTGTTGAAATGAAAGAACTTGGTCTTGACTTTGGTGAAGATGGTGAGAAGTTCTTTGGCGGTGCTAAAGATCGTAAAATCCTTTTAGGATATCTTGCACTATCTCGAAATGCCGCTAAGGATATTCTTGGTGCGCATACTGATACTGCACAACAGATTGCTGTTGCTAATAAGAAAGCTGCTGATGATTCAGCTAAAGCTTACGCTGAATACCTTGAAAAGACCTCTTCAAATGAAGGTCTTATTGGCGAGCAGAAGAGTTTATTTGGAGATACATTCTCTGATAAAGCTTTAATGTTCATGCGTGGTGATCTTTCTGGGGCAGCCGCACTCTTTCAAACAGCGACTGATGAATATAAGAAAGCTAAGACTGATTTTGATAATGCAGTATCAAGAGGCGATCGTAAAGGTAGTAATGCAGCTCTTAAAAGAATGCTTCAAGAAAGAAAAGAAGCAATTAGTGCTGGTGCAAAAGACTTTACGCTTGAAGGTCTGAATAGTGCATTAGGTCAACTTAGCATTCCTACAATCGATATGGCGCAATATATCAATCTACCAACTGAGAATATTATTGACCTTGCTGATGAGATTCGGAAGACACAACTTGCTGAAGTCGCTTTAGATCAGGCAATTGCTGCTGGCCTTGGTGACAATAGTGTTAAAGCTATTGAACGTACCCAAGAGGCTATGAAAGCTCTTCAGAATCAAATGAATCAAACCAAATTAGTTGCTGCTAAGGCTTTAAATGATTCAGTTATAAATGCTTCTAAAGCTGGTGTTTCAGGAACTGCTCTAACTGCCTATTTAGGTAACATGGGTGGATTACCTGTCGCGCCTAATAGTGAAGTCTTTAGAAACAAAGGTAGACCAGATCAGTTTAATAAGCTTACAGGTCAAGCTACAAATGCTGCTGCGCGACAAGCCCTTTATGGTGGTGAAGTCCAACGTTTAGTCAATGAAGGAAAAGATGTTCCATCTAATATTTCAGATGGCCTTGCGAGAGCGGCAGTTGATTTTGCTAAGTTTAAAGAAGGTTTGGATGCACTAACACAAGCACCAGCTAAAGAAAAGGCAGCTACCAAAGATAAGTACGGTTTCAAAGAACTCCTCGCTGATGTCAATGAAGCTGGTATTGCTATTTCTGAACTTGGTTTTGCTAGACTTGAAGGTAATTCGCGTAAAACTCTTTCTAGTGTTGCTAAACAGATACATGATATTGAGGAACAGCTTGAGAAAGCTTCACCAACTGATGATGTATCTAGTTTGCTTGCAAATAAGGCAAACCTCTTAGCGCAAATGCGTTCGGAGATTGTCAAGAGCTTTGGTAACACTGGTGCATCGTTAAATGAGATTATCTCTAATAATGGTATTGAATTTGCTTCGAAACTAACAGCAGGTCAACTTGGTGAAATAGTTCAGTACGAGAAAGAAATCGTATTACTACGAGCTAAGGCTGATGATGCTAGCAGTATTGAAGAGTATCTTGGTGTTCTGAAACAGGTTAATAAGGCTGAAGCTGATAGATCGCTATTTATCAAAGCAAGTACTGACTCACTTAATAAGTATGCTGAAAATATCAATGAAGCCTTCTCTACAAGTCTTGATACGCTTTCATTAGAGTATCTTGATCTAGGCTTTGCTAAAAGACTATCTATGCTATCCATTCATATTTCTTCAGAATTGGCGAAGTATAATGAGACTGGTAAGAGTGTCTTCGGCAATACTGACGAAGCTGTGCTATCTGCGATGAGATCTCTTAGATCATCTGGTGAATTAGTCTCTGTGCTCAATGGCATTGGTATCGATTTTGCGGATGCATTAACGCATGGTGCTAAGACTGCTTTTGAGAAGATGAAGGAATTGTATCCTAACTATCAGGGTTCATTCCAACAGTTCTTGAAGATTCCTAAGGGTACGCGTAATGGCGCTATTAAGGAAGGTCTTGCTGCTGAACAAATTGTTAAAATTGCGACAGTTCTTGGTGATGAAATGCCCAAGAAACTTTCTGACATTCTCAATAAATATGGTGCCGGTGAAAGCGCTAGTAGCGTTCTTGCTGAATTCCAAAGTGCTGCAAAGACTGGATTGGAAGCCAGACTTCAAGGTATGCTTGGAACACCTACAGAGCAATTAAAGACTGTTGCAGAACAATCGAGGGATGAGCTACAAGGTATTCATAAGACTCTTAAAGGTCAGAATATCTTTAATGCCACCGCTCCTGTTTCTACTGGTGGTACTAGCTTAAATAGTGCTGCTGCGCTTGGTGATCAATTTGGCACTGTTACAAGTACTAGACGTTCTGTTGCACATAATAGAAAAGTTGGTGGTGTACCTAATAGTCTACATCTGACAGGTCAAGCAGTTGATATCGCAAGAGATCGCGGTGTCAACCATGCTACAATTGTAGCTGCTTATCGAAAAGCTGGTTATGAGATAATTGAACACCTAGATGAAGGTGATCATTCGCATCTTGCATTTAGATGGGCTGCTGCTGTTAAGACTGCGGTTGCTGAAGCTGTCCCTGCTGCTGTTGCAAGTGAACCAGATAATATTGTTGTAACTGCTAAGCGTCTTAAAAGTGGTGTTAACGACAGTGTTTTTGCACGTGAAGATGCAGATAGGCAAGCTCGTGACTTTAATAGGACGCAAAGGGCAGGTCTATCACAACGTGATGGTGATCTATTCAATCTCGCAGATTCTGGTATAAACGTAGATACGTTAAGATCAGCTACTAATGCTCAACTTCTTAAGATGTCTGCTATGCAAGACTACTTGAGGAATCTTGAGTCTCTTATTGCTCAGGGTAATATTAATGGTATAGATACGTCGCAATTGCAACTTAAAGCTATGGATACTGCTGATGCATTAGGTCTTCTTGCTAAGGGTATTGATAATCTTCGTGCTGGTGCGATTGATGCAGGAGAGAATCTTGCTCAATCGTTTGATGCAGGTGTACGTGATACTCTGACTGCTGCTATTACTGGTGGTGATTGGAAGAGTGCGCTTAAGGGTTTCTTAGATACGTTTACAAAGTCTATCATTGATGGATTTGTTAATGGATTGATGGAACCAATCACTGGTGAGAATGGTATCTTTAGTAATATGTTTAGACGACTTGGTCAGGGTCTTTATGGCGCTGGTGGTGGTCTTGGTAATAAAATTGCTGGTGGTGCTGATAGCCTTTCTGGTGGTTTCCTTGGTAATGTTGCTCCTTTTGCTACTGGTGGACCCTCGCCTCTTATGAATAGTTTGTTAAGTCCTGAAAAGGGTTTCTCAAGCGTTATGAGTGGTGGTGAAGCTGTACAAGATGGTGCATTCTTACTGACTGATAAACTTCCTAATATTGCTACTGATTTTGCTAGTAGTCTTGACACATCGTTCTTAACTGGTAGTGAACAACTATCTTCTGTTCTTACAGGTGCTGCAGGTAGCGGTACAGGTGCTGCTGGAGCTTTAGGTGCTGGCGGAGCAGGTGGTGGTATTGGTGGTATGTTGGGTGGACAAGCAGGTATTGCTGGTATTCTTGGTATACTTGCTGGTAATCTTCTTGCTAAACTCTTTTCAGGTGGTGGTATGGTTGGCCGTGATGGTGCTATGCCTAAGTTTGCTAAGGGTGGAATGATTCCTGGATTCAAGGGTGGTGGGTTCTTAAAGTTCTTAAGTCCTCTACTTCTTCTGTTGGGTAGCACAGGGATTATGAAGAAGAAAGCTGGTGGTTTAATTCCTGGATTTGCTGGTGGTGGCTTCTTGAAAATGCTAAGTCCTTTACTGATGCTTCTTACTGGAGGCTTCGGGGGTGCTCAAAAGAAAGCTGGTGGTGGTAAGTTTGCTGGTCCTGGTACTGGTACATCTGATTCCATTCCTGCTTGGGTATCTAATGGCGAATACATCATCAACGAGAAATCAACAAGAGCCTATTTGCCTGTCCTTGAAGCAATCAATAAGAATAAGTTTGCAGTAGGCGGTTTAGTAGGTAGCGCACCATCTACTTCTAGTGTCAATATGAGACCAGCAAAACCTGGTATCGACCCTAGATCTATGGGTAAAGCAAAAGCTGGTACTACTGTTAATCTCAGAATTATTGGTGATATCTCTAGGCAAACTCGTAGACATGTTTACGAAATGCTCCCACAGATCACTGATGGCGTAAATTCAAACAATCGTGAAAGTGGTTTCACAAGCGCAAGAAGATAATAAAATGATGTACGGTATCTATGATCCAGATACGGGTGAGACCTTAGCACAGTTCGTGGCTCCCATGACTGTGAAAAGCAATCATCCGATCTTCATGGCAGATACCCTATCATTACATCGTAAGGTGAGTCGTAGGACGGCACAACGTTGGGAAATTGAAACCAACTTAATGCCTCTTACGCTCACTGCGAATGATCTATTCGTAAACTTTGTAACGAGCGGGAATTCTGAACCTATGTTCATTGTGATGCCGCAGAATATTGGCGTAATAAAGCGGAGAACATGCACCGCTGCCATTACTGCTACAGGCTCTCTAGGAGCTTCTTCGGTAACAATCGCAGGACATAGTGGCCTTGTTCCAAAAGGCACATTTCTAAAATTCGCAAATCATGATAAGATTTACATGGCTACTAATAATATGGAAGCCGAGACTACTCTAAATATCTATCCAGAATTACGGATGGCTGTTCCAGGTGGAACTGCTGTCAGTTATCTTGATGATGTCATCATGAAAGGTCTATATGATACTGATGTTGTAACAGGCATGGTATTTACAGACGGTATCTTGATGGACAACGGAACAATCAAAATTATAGAGAAACTACAAGTATTATGAGACAACTCTCAAGTAACGTTGTTGCATTAATAGCGAATGAAACCATTTCATCTTTTTACATGGTGCTCGTGAGGCACTACAACGATGGTATGATTCACTTTAATACAACGAGTCACTTTGCAGATGTTACTCTATCCAATGGTATTACTTATTTAGCTGATGGTAAACTTAAATCAGCAGATCCGCCGCAGCTTAATACGACTGTTGATAGAGAACAATACAAAGTGATTTTAGCAGACCCAGCCTTTGCGGATGGTGCTTTGCTTGGTCAAGGCCTTGTAGGTAAGGTCATGGAAGTTAGAGTTGGGTTTATTAATCCAGCAACAGGTCTTCCTTACACTGATATTGCAGATACTTTTGTGTCATATAAAGGTCGTATTAATAGCGCTGCCTATTTGGTTGATACAGAAGAAGGTTCTGTCGATCTTGAATTAGTGGGTGTTAGCCCTCTTATCTCATTAGATATGGTAAAAGGTTACTATCTTAGTAGAGACTTTGTTAGACAGAAAGATGCTACAGATAGTAGCTTTGATGCCGTCTATGAAGGGTCTTCTGCAGTCATTTTGAAATGGGGTAAGAAATAATGGGTATTGATCCTATTTCCATTGCAATCTTTGTTATCATTGCTCTTGCTACTGCATACCAAGTTGTGCAAGCAAAGAAAGCTGCTGAGAAAGCAACAAAGGCTGCCGAGGCTCGTAAAGGTCTCGAAATCCCTGTAGAAGGTGACGCTGGATATCTTCCTATTGCTTACGGTCGAAATAAGATTGGAGGCTTTCGTGCTTGGCACGCTACTAAAGGACAGTTCTTATATACAGCACCAAATGCTGATAAGAGCTTTCTTACAGGTATTGTGAACAAAGCCGGTTATTCTTATGATTATAGTCAGCTTTACTTTGAACCAAGTACTGGAAATTATGAACGTGTAAATGGTACTGGCACTGTAACTGGCGGTATTCGTGGTTACATGTCAGAAAGTCTTACTAAAGGCGGTCAGAATGAGTTTCTGTACTTCCAACAGGCTCTTTGCTTAGGTCCAATTAATTCAGTTTCTGATGTTATCATTGATGAAGGGCGTTATGTAAATGACCCTGCTCTTGGTAACTTCTATTCTAGCACTGAGACCTCTGACGGTAAGAAGAAAACTGTTGTTGCTGCTTTAAGAATTGACTGTCACTATGATGGTGGTGAAGCTGATACTATCCACACGCTTAACTTTAGTGAACGTAGAGACGCCAAGTTTACTAACATGGCATGGGCTGCTGCAAGCTTTCGTTTAAATCGCGATGCACCACAATTCAATGGTGTGCCGATGCTTCAGTTCTTAATTGAAGGTCGCAAGGTACGTAAGGTTATTGGTGGTGTTCTTCAGACGACTAGAGTGTATACGAATAATCCTGCTTGGTGCCTTTTAGACTATCTCTTAGAGCCTTTAGCTGGTAAAGCACTTACTGAAGAAGATCTTGACCTACCTTCGTTTGAAGCTGCTGCTGCAATCTGCGACACTATTGTTCAAGAAGATGTACGTGTTGGTGGTAAGTTCTATCAGAATACTGATGGTACTGTATTTATTACTAATAGAGATTTACCTCTCTATGAATTGAATACTCTTATTGACACTGCTAAGCCACATCGTGAAAACATTGAAACTATTCTTTCTTCTATGGGTGATGGACGTTTAGTATGGTCTGCCGGTCAGTATCGTTTATCTCTGCAATATCCTGAGACTAACGACGACATTATTCTTGCAGACACGATTGATGATACACGCCTTGTTGAAGCTCAAGAAATTTCTATTCAATGGCCAACTGGCTCTGAAAGATTAAATAGCTGCACTGTTAGATTTCATAACGAATTTGAACAGTGGAAAGAAGATTCTGCATCTTGGCCTCCTAAGTCTAATGAGAGTCATCTTAGAGGTATTGGTAGCTTTCGTTATCCATTACCTGCTGAAGCTGGTTACGATGAAGAAGAAGATGGTGGTCAGTATTTGAATAACTATGGTGTTTGGCAAGGTGATGGTGAAACTATTACACTTACTTACATCTTTAAAACAAATCCTGGTGAGAATGCCACATACACTATTAAAGCTGCTTGTGATGATGAATTAGATCTTACTATCAAAGATGTGTATAATGGTAATGCAACTATTCATCACTTTGATTGGGATGATGGAGGTTCTCGTGGTCTGCATACTTCTACAGTAAATCTTGGACACGCAACAGAATATAGAGTGTATGAAGTTACTTTAATTTCTACTGATGGTTCTGGTGGCGCTCGTACAGCTGTTGCTGCTACAATAGGCACTGGTAGTAAGCTGATTTGGACTACACGTTCTGTCACTTATTCTGAATTTATTGAAGTTAACTATTCAGATGAAGTCTATCAGGATATGATGGAAGAAGATGGTCAAGTTCCTCTTGAGCAAGAAATCTTCTCTGATACGATTACTGATCCTTATCATGCACTTGCTAAGGCTGAAGAACTGGTTAGAACAAGTAGAACTGCTATTGGCTTTAAACTACGTTATTGGTTGGAATCTAAGTTTCCAGAACCTGGTGACTTTCTTAAAATTGAGAGTGAGACTTTAAAGATTGGACATGAATCTGATCTTTACATTCGTGTTAATTCAGTAAAGATTGATGAGAATGGTGTTGTTGAAGTTGTAGGTACTCGTTTTGATTATACACAGCTTGCATGGAATGTGCAAGATGATGTTTATATCAATGCGCCTAATCTCTATGATTCAAGACCTCCTGCTCCTGATTATATTGCTTATGCAGCAAACACTGATGGTACACCTTCGAGTGGTGTTCTTACGTGTTCAAATGTAAGTGGTTGGCAAGGCTTCTCTGAATACGTTTGGTATGTTCACTTTCCAGGTGTAGACCCTGTTGAAGATGATGGTGATATTATCTTTCATGAGATAGGTAGAACACGAGACCCTCGTTTTGTATTACCTGCTTATC